AGATTCAACATGTCCGTCTGAGTCATTTTTTAGGTGTAGCATATCCAAATACTCCAGCAAGAACAGCCCATAGAATTGAGCGGTAATCTGCCGCGAAGTTAGATGCTGCCCATGCTGATAGAAACGCACCTGCGGTCAATACTGCTGGGTTCTTCATATTCATTTGCTTGCTCCTAGTAGTGGGATTTGAAAGAACGAACCATCTTGATCGCCCTTGATACTGAAAGATATATGGCAATGATGGCGGTGCTTATTGATGCCTGTATAAGTTCTCCAACGCCACGCGCTTTTGGCGCTTGCAATCTTGCCATCGAAGATGATGTAAGAGATGCGTTTATCAGACTTTGCCAACTGACGAAGTTGATCCGCCAAGTCAGGCATGATGTCTGGCTTTGGCTTTCCCGATAGATCCCGGTCAATGTCAATGGCACGAACCCAGCCCTGCTCATCTGGATTATGGTCAGACTTACGAGCTGAGTGGCGACTATCGCCGATCCAGCCATCCGAGGTGCGATCACGATCGCTGAAACAATCATCGAACTGTTCGCGAAGTTGTTGACCTGCCTTGCATAACTTTGGTTTCATCCCAGTAATAAAACGGCTTCTTCAGCAGTAATGCCTAATTTTGTTAGTAACGCTTCTTTGTCTTTTACATTTTGCTCTGCGGCTTTTTTATCTAATGCGGATTTTGCCATCTCCTCATTGCGTTCTTTAACTTCTGTGGCTGTCATTTCCCGATCAATAACTTCGCCAGTTGCTATGTCATGAATTCTTATCATTGGATTTGGCATTATTTGACTCCGTAGATTTTAACTGTTCCGCCTGAAAAGGTTCCAGATGAGGTTTTAAACTCTAGTGATGAAATGGCTGAAGTAACCGAGTTTGCGTTGCATTGTAAAATATAAGTGCAAAAACCTGTTACATCGCCTTCATAAGTTGCGCTCATAAAGATATTCTTTGGCTTGCTAGCATTTGGATTGGTTATAGTAATGCCATAAATGTTGTTAGCACCTGTACCTTTTAATGCAACGATATTTGGAGCATGTAAAAAAACTCCATTTCGATTACCTCTGCTAGTTGCTGCGGTACTAGTTCCAAAAACTCCGTCAGCATAAGTTTGATAAGTTGTTGTTGTAACTCCATTTATTTGGAAAAAAGGATCATTGTTTGCTGAGCAAGTTATATCTGCTACTTCAATGTAAAGATAGTTATATCCAGTTGGGACTATTGACGAAATTGTTGTTGTTGAGCCAGAAAGGGTTGTTGTTGTACCTAGTTGGGTCATGCCACCTGATGTAGAAGTCGACCAAGAAAAGTCAAGATCTGTTCCTGAGGCCTTGGCTAGAACCTGACCAGTTGTGCCACCTTTAAGGTCAATGAAGGCTGTGTCTATATCTTGACCAAGTGCAGCAATGGCAGTAGCGCCATCCTTTACTAGGTCGGTCGATTGGGGGATATCCCAGCCGAAGTTGGTTGTTGTTGTTGCCATTAGGCTACGACTCCTATCGCGTTGATCCATGTAAGGGTTGGACTTAGGGTGTTCCAAGTCTCTGCTGCATTTACCTGCTCCCATTTTACCGCAACTTGGGAGAAGTTTATTGGAGAAGCGTTGAAAGTAACGCTCAGGTTGTTTAGGCTCGCTCTGAATGTCCAGCCTTCGATATAGCCTTGAAACTCGCCATTGGTGATGTTGCCGGGTAGGTTCTGAATCCAGACAGGCTGACCCAAGAAGATGTTGATAAGAGCATCTCGATCGGCATCATCGATCTCGGGATTACCTAAAACAAAAGTTATGGATTGGAACTTAGGATAAGGATTGGCTCGAAGCTCGATGTAGCGATCTGCTAAGGCTTCTGCATCGGCAGTATGTTTAATGCGAGAAGTAAATTCTTCAGCATAAACGCCGTAAAGACTTTGGCTAATTGGATCAGTAGCGGTGTAAGTCTGATTAGCGTTGTTGTCATAATTAATAGTAAAACTATTGCGAAGATCGCCCGCTCGAGTAGTAGCCGATAAACCTAAACCGTTGGCATGGTTGGCATCCAAGGTTGTATAGCCATTAGCCGCTAAATAGTCCTGGCGATGTGTTTGATCTGCATAGCCGATATTGCCATTTGCATCTTCGTAGATAACCCCGAAGGCTGAATTAGCAATGGCTGCGCATAATGAATAAAGATCTGTATTAGATGATGATCTTGATATGAGTTCATAATCGCCTGGCTGATCGATTTCGCCTAAGCCGATGTTAACGGCATTAGCCCAAGTCTCAGTAGGGTTATAGTTTGCCCAGGTCTGAGCTGCTGGTACTTCATTCCATTGCCCTAGTAGATATCCTGAAAGAAGTGTGTAAATCTGATCGCCATCGAAGTCTTGGCTTAATACTCCAGGATCGATAATTCTAGGTAGTTTAGATAAGGCTCCCAGAGCGGTAATAGTTGCAATAGTTGTATATCCAAGATCACCAGCGCGATTAACCCCAATAGTAAAATCTGATACATAACCGCCGAAGATTGGAACATAAGTGCCAACCGAGTTAGTTACCTCTACGGCTAGCCCGGTGCCTACGGTAAAGTCGTAACTAGAATTGTTTAAGTTCATTAACTGCAACTGGCAATAGCCTGCAACTGGCTGAACATTGATATCGGTACGCCCTGAAGTTATGACCAGATTGGCAATAGTTACATCTGTTGCTTCAAGGCCGTCAATTAAAACCTTATAGGCTGGAGTATAAGCGGTCATTAAAAGGCTAACGCCGAACCGCCGAGGGTGCCTCTAGCTGAAGAATCATTGAGAATACTGACAATCTGGCGAGCGGTTGATTCACTATCGATTGCGCCATTGACGGTGATGTTAGTAGTCCCTGCGCTTGTATAACGATAAGCCGCGATTGGTTCATTAGGCATCGATGGAGCCATTGGAGCAGCAGCAGGAGAAGATGCCCCAGTTGAGAATGAAGCGTTATTGAATGGGTTTAAGGCTGAACCAATACCTTTGGCAATATCGATTACTCGCTTGATCTTGTTGTAAAGATTATCGAAGAAATCAACTACCTTGGCTAGACCATCGATGAGGCCACCTATTGCTCCGCCTACAATTTCGAAGGCTTTTCCTAAAGTCTTACTTAGGATTGGCGCTAATACATCGCGAGCAAATTCTGCAACATTTTTAAATAGATTGATAAGAGGCTTTAGTTCGTCTTGGTTTTCTACGAAAGAGTCTTTTACTGAGTTAAAGGCTTTACGAAGGCCATCTGTAATGGGTGTAATAAATTCAATTACTGGGCGAAGTTTATCGCCAAGGTTGCTAGTAAAATCGGCAATCGCAGGGATTACTCTTTTAACTAAAGTTTCAACCAACGGAGTTATAGCAGTGAGAATATAACCGCCTACGGTTTCCTTGCCTTCATCAAAGGCTACCTGCAACCGGGCTAACTTTCCTTGGAATGTATCGGCTTGCTTAGATGCCTGGTTCTCGAAAGTTCCAGCAAGTTTTGCTGTGATCTGATCAAATGTAAGGGTCTTGAGTTCAGCCTTATCAATGCCAACGCCTAGGCGGCCTAAGCCTGCCAGATTGCCTTCTTGAGCCTTTGAGAGAGCTTCTGTTACCGCTTGAAGGGACTTACCACTACCTGCCGAAATATCTAAGGCTAGCGCCTGTAACTTCTGAGCCTTATCAACATCTTTAGTTGCTCGAGTTAAACGATCAAGCGATGGGCGAAGTTCATCATCTGCAACGCCAGTAGCAAGAGAAGTCTGAAGAATAAATTCTTCGGTGCTTGCAATCTGAGCATCTGTAGCCTGGGTAACATTCTTTAAAGTATTGGCTAACTTGGCTTGGGCGGCTTCATCCTCAATGGCTGACTTAACGCCATCGATGGCCAACTTGCCAGCATAAGCAACGGCTGCTGCGCCTGCGGCTGCGAATGCTGCTCCAGCAATCTTTCCGAACTTAGCAACTTTATCGCCGAAGGTGGCAACATCTTTATCTGCTTTATCAAGGTTCTTAGTGAAGTTATCGACATCAGCAAGAAGCTTGAGCGTTAACGCTCTTGTACCTGTTGCCATTAGCCCCACTCCTTCAAAATCTTAGTAAATGATTCTGTCCATCTAGCAACGATCTGAGGTTGGATCTTTCTCAGCGTTGGATAGATAAACCAGCCCTTAGAGCCTCGACCTTCTCGGCCTGACCAGACAGGGAACTGCCTGTACTTGTTGGATCCGAATTCAGTACCGCCCCAGATATCTCTAGTGGTTGCGCCACCTGAGAACTTTTGAGAAGCGAAGCCATAAGTAATCTCACCGATACGGCTTGACTTCTTAACCCTAGAACCCTGAGCAATGCGCCCTGAGACTTTAGTGTTAT